AAGGCTAAATGCGCTTTCATGTGCGCTGTGTGGTCTTGATTAGGGAATGCTTTAATAGATTTACCAGATAATACGTTAATATTTTCTACACTTGTGTCCATTGGAGCCGGTTCTGCAACAGGTGGTAACATTGTGTCGATATCTTTGACCCCTAATGCTTCATACTTTGATCTGTAAGCTGAATATAAGTTGTGCATACCAGGATTTGACATAGCCATTTGTAATCCTGTTTGTGCAAGTTGTATTCTTTGTGTTTGTGAGAATATGTTTGGATCTGCTACAGGTATAATATCTACTCTTGAGTCAAAGTCTGTAGCTTTGACTTGTTTCTCTCCACCCACAACATCGTATGGATAGTTTGGTGGTAAGTATGTTGCGAATACATTCGACAATAACATAAATTCTTTTTTCATTGATGAGTATAATCTTTTGTGAATAGAACTCATAACCCGCGAGCCACGTTCCAATAAGGCAACTGTCGTGCCCACTGCTGCACTTTGATTGCCGTCGCCCACTTGTAGATCGGCAATACTCGCGAAACGCTGCCCCGCGGCAACGACTTGCCCCATCAAAGCAAGCAACGTTTGCGATGGTTCTTTGAACGGCAATATTTTAAATGCATCGTCCAATCTTCCACCAGGTGCATCAACGTCACGGAACTCGCCCGGCTGCAACGGTTGAGCTTCGTCTCTGACTCTGATGCCTCGCATTTTGAATCCGGCTGGTAAGTTAGACAAGGTTCCGGCGTCTAAGAGTTGTCTTAGAGCGGCTGTGGCAGTTCGTGATAAACCACCGATCATGTGAATTAGGCCGAATCCATAAAAGCCTAGTCCTGGTAAAAATTTGAAATGTACGAAGTAATCTTTTCTTCGTTTCATTGGGTCTTCTATGTCGTAGTTTCTTCTAATCGATAAAACCTTCTGAGTAGTTTCTTCAACAGTAACAATGTATGGCATCTTAATACCTGTAGGTAATTGATCTGCTCCTAGGTCTTCAAAACCTTCTAGATCCAACTCAACGTGACATTCTACTAATGTAAATATTTCATCTTTGTTTGTAGTCGATACACCTTCTAAATCATTCTTTGATTCTTTTATGTCATCTTCGCTGTATGCTGGTGTGCCTAGTTCAACGTCTTTGTAAAAACCTTGCACTTGTAGTTTTCGCATATCGTTTGCTGGCATTTTAATTATGTGCATGATTGTATCCGCATCATCTAATGATGTTGCGCTGTATGGCACAACTAAATCTTCAGCTGGCACAAACTTTGATACACATCTACCTATTGCTTGATCGTAGTAAACTTTTTTAAATGCAGAACCTGCAAGTGGTAAATTAAATAACATCTGATCAAACTCAGGTTCGTACTCAGGCATCTCACACATAAGTTGATAGTTCATAAATTCTTTTACACGTTCAGCTTGATCACTCTTTGCTTTGCTTGGTTGACCCATAACACGTGTTCTGACTGGACCATCTGCTGGTAATAATTCTTTGTATGCAAGAGACTGAAACTGTGTAACAGCTTCTGCAAGCACAGGGTGCGTTGCACCAGATGCACCTTGAAAAGGTTCTGTTCTGTCTTCGTATTTAAAACCAAGAAGGTCTAGTCCTTTAAGATAAGATTGTTCCCAGTCGTCACGTGATGCTTTGTAGTCTTCAAAGTTTTGCATCATGTCCGCGCCGATTGGATCGGTGATATCGTCTTCTAAAAATTCTGCTAAGTTTGTATCAATGTTTTGATTAGCACCACCAACGTTTGCCATTGCAGCTGGATCAAAATCTATTTCCATTCCACCATCTTCGGTTGGTGTCATTTCAATTGGTTGTTTTGGTGGATCCTCTGGTAACTGTATCTCTTGTCCCTTTTCACCAGGAACCTCTATTTTAGTCCTTGTTATATTGGGTAACGCTTTGTCTATTGTTGCCATTATGATGCTTTCCTTCTAAATAGTGTTTGAACCCCACCACCCACGTTATAGCCTACTCTACCGCCTTTGGCAAACTCTTCACCCTCTGGTGTTTTACCGGAAACTTGTGGGGTTGGGTTTGTTTGTTTTTTTGTAAATTGGTCTGCTGCTTCTTGCAGTTTTTTTGCTGGAGATTTTACAAGATTAGCCCATGACTCCACACCAAACTGCATATCATCATAACTACCAAAGTTTTCATAATCACCAATACCTTCTCCTGGACCTTTCATGTATTCTTCTGCTTCAAATGAGTTTGGATCTTTAGAAACTTTTTTACCTTGTTCTGTAAGTCTAATATTTTCTTCTCCAGGTATAAATCTTAATTCAGCTAGCTGCATATCATCACCTCTACCTGAAATAGTAATAGCACCTGTTTGAACATCTTCTTCCATAAATATTTGTTTGTTCGGTAAATTAGGATCTTTGTATGTGTACATGTCCACTCCTTCTCCACCTTTTACATCTCCGTAGTCTGCCTTTTTAAATTTACCTTCTTTTCTAATTTTATTTACAAGTGACGGAAACCACACAGGCATGCCCTCTGCTGTCAATGGTGTTTTAGCTGCGCCCTTTGCTACAACTTCTGCAATTTGTTTTGCACCTCTAGGTATAAACATACTACCAATGCCTGCTCCTAATAATCCTAAGAAGCCACGGCGCCCGATTTTTGGTCCACCGCTACCTTCGTTAAATCCAACACGACCACCTGTTGAGTTGAGTGTTCTGTCTGTTGCAAAAGGTGATTTGTAAACTCCTGTTTGCATACCTTCTTGAAATGCTTTTTGCACCTCTTCCATTTTTTCTATTATTTCTTGACCCTCACCTGGTGTTCTAGCTTTCTCCAACAATTCTTGTCCTCGACGCATGTCAGCTTTTGCTTGTTCTGTTATAGAGTCCATAGCTTTTCCAAGATTACCGGTTGTCACCAAATCTCTCATGCCTCCGCCCATCATGCCACTCATGAGCTTTTCTATTTTCATAGCCTCCTCTTTCACGGCATTTAAATCATCAGAGTTTTTTATAAGATCAAAATCAATGTCACCTGTATCCAAACCCATTTCATCAAGCATAAACTTAACTTCTTCAGCGCTTGCTCTTACTGTTTTTAATTGTTGGTTTACTCCAGCACCTTGTTGAATAAGTTTTTGTTCTTGTGCAAGTTGAGCATCCAGTAATGGATTGCCTGTTGATTTTAATGTTAAATCATTTGCCGCTTCCAAAAGCTCTTCCACAAACTCTTCTTTGTTCATTATATTTTGTGTTTCTATGTAAGCACCGATCATATCGTCATCTTGCATAGTTGCTCTTTTTGGATCGCCTGGTGAATAGCCCTCATTCATCTTATCAACAATTAGTTGTTTTACATCCTCCATGTTCCTATTTGCTGACGATGCAAGGCCTCTAATAAAAGGATGTTCGTTGCCTGTTAGTTTTGACACAGGTGTTGCAAAACCCAACTCAGCTGGATCATCGGTTGCTATTCTTTGTAGGATTCTTTGTCGTTCCAATACGTCATTAAGGCTTTGTCCTTGGTTAAGACGCAAGTCTTCAAACTCTGAAAACGACATGGTGTCATCAAGGTTATTATCAAAAAACTGTTCACGTAAAGCGTCATCAGTAAATTCACCCACTCTATTTTTTCTTTGTGTGTCAGTAAAAGACTCTGGTCGATAGCTGAAAACTTCTGCCTCAACATTACCTTCTTCATCAATTATCTTTGGGCCTTTTTTAAATTCACCAGCTTTAGTGGTTTCGTCAAAACCACCTGTAACTTCATTTGGTTCTGTCTTCTTAGTAAATTGATCTGCGGCTTCTTGTAATTTTTTTTCTGCTTGATCAGTAGCAGTAATTCCAGTTTTCTTTTCCTTACGTAAATTTTTAAGAAACTTTAAAAAATCGTCAAACATTAGTAATACGTCCTTTGTTGCTGTGGCAAAGGTTCATCAGCATAGTCTTCTGGATGTTCCACAAAGCCACCTTGTCTAAATCTCATTACGGCTTGAGTCATACTATCCACCAAGTCATCATGATCACCAAGTGGAAATGCAGCGCACTCCTCAATAACCTCTTCAGCAAACTTACGGTCTGGATACCAAACCATGCCCGCCTCGAATAATGGCGCAACAGCGTTTACTCTTGTATGTTTATCATTTCCCCTGCTGGGTGTAAAGTTAATAACCGGTATGCCCATCTGTCTAAGTTCATACGTAAGCGGGAGCCCCGATGCTTTAGCCTCGATTATAACGGTTTCTGGTGACCAATAGTCGTATTGTTCTTTTGCAGCTCTACGTAGTTCGGGGAACTCGTACCGGTCTTTTATGGCATCCAATAGTATTAAATGTGCTTCGCCTTCTTCGTTTGGATAGAATACACCCCACGTAGTTATGGCGCTGTAGTCAGCTGTTTGCTTTTTCATAAAGGCTGTATCGTAAGATTGTATAACATGTGCAAGTGGTGGTAGATCTTTTTTTGGCCACTCTTTCCACCATTCACGTTTTATAATACTACCTTCTTCTGCTGTTGGGTTTTGCTGATACTGTGCATTCCATTTACCGATTGCAACAGATGCTTTTACTGATTCTAATTCTTCTAGTTTCCAGTAGCCTGGCCATACCGGTTTACCTGATGGCATGATTGCAGGAAACTCAATAACCTCCCACTGATCTGCTTTCAATTCTTTTTGTGCTTTTATTAATTTACCTGTTAGGTCTGCCACGTTCCATCGTGTCATCACAAGTATGATACGACCACCAGGTTGCA